CCTAATAAATTTTGATGTGGTGCTGTCATTTTTTAACTCACATTTCCCGTAATAATACATCCATCTGCTGATACAAAATAAATATTAGCAATGCCATTAGCCCCTAAAGTAATAGTTCCTGTAACAGAAACTGCACCGCCTACAAAAGCATTTACTTGGCTAGTAATAGAACCAGTAGTACTTGTAGTATTTACAATACTAACAATATCTCCGATAGAAAAAGCACCTGTCATATTACTTGCAGAAGGTATTAATGCTTGAACTCCTGCTGAGTTTAATTGAACCATTTGCCCTAAATCTGTTAATGCTATTTCAGCAGTAGCATCTACTGTACGAGAAACATCTAAATCTCTAATATCACCTTTTGAATCAGATATAGTAGAAGCTCCTATTATAGTACCACCTACTCCTACGTTACCTGTAAGATTAGCACTAGCATTTGCTGTAAGAACTCCTCCTACAACAACACTATCTGCCGTAGCATTACCAAGATTAACATTACCTGCTAACCCTGCACTACCTGTTACATTTAATAGACCTCCTACATTTAAAGCAGCTTCTGCACTAACAGTGCTAGTAATTTTAAATGTGCCTCCTACTTCAGCATTTCCTAATACGGATAAGTTAGTTCCTACATTTACTACACCTGCAGCACTAACACTAGGAGCAGAATCTAATGTTTTATTAGTTAACGTAGCTGTGCCTACTTCAGACACTAATGTAGAGTTAGCACCTTTAGGTAACAACATAGTATTTGTTACCCCTGCTGAATGTTCTTGTGATTTTATTGTTTGACCGTGAGAGTTACTTCTACAATTAAGTTTAAGTTCAGCATCTGTAGATCCACCACCTTTTACTTCAACAATATAACTAGTAGCAGCTATAGTTAAATTACCTGCATTGTTTTTAAGATCGCCTTCAACATTAAATGTACCACCTACAGAACCATTACCAGATACATTTAATGTACCATTAGCAGATACATTATCTAGTGTTGTATCTCCTGTTACATTTACAGTTCCTGTAATATTAGCAGTAGCTAAATTAGTTGTACCTCCAACTGCAAATGTACCACCTACAGATGCATTACTACTTACAGCTAAAGTACCATCAGCAGAAATAGCTCCTGTAGTTGTTGCACCATTTACATTTAAAGTGCCACCTACAGAACCATTACCTGCAACATCAAGTGTGCCACTAGCTGATACATCTGTTAAATTAAATTCTCCTGTTACTTGAAATGTACCTCCAATAGATGCATTTCCTGCAACGTCTAATGTGCCACTAGCAGATAGATTTGATACATCTGTATCTCCAGTTACTGCTAATGTACCACCTACTGAAGCATTACTTTGTACAGACATAGTAGATTCAGTATCAACAGCACCACCTATATTAAGTGTGCCACCAACTGAAACATTACCAGTTATAGTAGCAGCATCTGCTGATATGTTATCTGTATTAATAACACCATCAATATATAAATCTTTCCATTCTTTTGTGCTTTTACCTAAATCAGTAGCACCATCTGATGCAGGAAATATTGCACCTGAATCAACTTCTACTTCTTGTGATGGGCCTAGTTTTTGAATTGCACCACCTTCAGCAGCCGTACCATCATGTGTATGACCATCTGTTGCAAATGCACTTACTATCGCATCAAATTCTCCATCAAAATCTGCTGCGTTAATAACATTACCGTCAGCAATATTATTTCCTGAATCGTTTCTAGTATAACCTGTTCCCATAATAAAAATCCTTATCGTCTATCGAAAGTTCCAAATTCTAAAACTGCAGCATCTAATGAAAATGGAGGAAATGTATCACTTGATGTAAACTGTAGTGCTACATTAAATCCAGACCCTATTGTTTGTGTAGTAAATACTTTTTTTAATTTACCACCAAATGTTGATGTTCCAAAAACTGATGTACTTCTTCCAAAAATTGAAACCTCTTGTGTTGTATTTGATAAAGTAATTGGTGCAGGTTGTATTGCATTATCTCCATCAAAATCAAATTTTAAATTTACTGTAGTATTAATACTACCTGCAGGATCTGTATACAAATGTAACTTATAAATAGTTTTTCTAAGTTGTGGATCATTCAATGTAACAAATGGTGTAAAAAATGTAGCTTCGATATTAGAACCGTCTAAGCTATTACCGTCTTCCATTTTATAAACATATCCACCTGAGTTCGCAAATAAAATAGTTTCTGTTGAATTAAACATATCACTATCAGCAACAAATGCTTTAAATCCTCTTAACTCAGCCCAACCAAAAAAACTACCCTCTGTTCCTGCTAATTGTGTTCCTAATATTCCTGTAGCATTACTTTCAGAAACATTAGTATTAAAACCTAACAATCGGTATTGTGATTTACCTTTGATTGTTACACTATCAAAACTTGTATTAGCTGTAATTAAATCTGTAATTTCTTTTTGTATATTTTTAGATATTACTGCTAAATCAAAGTCTCCAATTTTATCTGTAGAACTTAATGATCTAAGTCCATCTGGTCCTAAGAATACTACATCACCTGCAACTTCTTTTATAGTATCAGAATCAACACATCCAATATTGGTAGTTATAGGTTGTAATATAAAATCTGCAAGTGTATTTCCAACTAATCTTTCTATTTTATTTTCACTAAATATAATTAATTGTTCTCTAAAAGCTATAAGTCCTGTTATATTAGTACCTACACTTATATTTCCTGCACCATTAGCAGGATTAAAATCGTTATCTGTATAAGGTGCTGTAAAACTTAATACATCACCCTTTGAAAAAAATAAATGATTCTTAAAAAATGCTATATGTGATGCACCTTCTATGTCATCAGGAGCACTCCCTAAAGGAGTATAGTTTGTACCATCATATATAAATGGATAATTAGTACCATCTACTCCTGCTATTTTTTCTGTTATACCTATTCTATATTTAACATATCTTTCTTTATTAACACTTGTTTTATCACTTGTTAAAAAAGTAATTGTTGCACCATCTGAAGGGCTATTAGCTAAGTTTGGAGTAATACTCATAGTAGTTCCACCACTTGTAACTGTAGGTGTTCCTGCTACTGTATATACTAAAGTTACACCTGCAATTGTAAAAGTATCTCCTGCTTGTGGAATAGATGTTAATCCATCTATAGCTAAGTTACTACCTGTTTGACTACCGCCATTTATTACAGGTGTTCCATACTGAGTAACATTTATCCTAGTCCAATTACTGCCAGTAGATTTATATAAATGATTATTTCTACTTGCAATAGCAGAACCTCTCCATGCAGCTAACCCTGTAACACTTCCTCTATTAGTTGTAAAAGTTACATCTGCTTGATCTGCAGGTGAACTTGCTAAACTAGTTGATAATGTAAGTGTTGCTCTTTTAGTTGCAGTAGCCCAACTTACACCACTAACTGTATATGTTCCTGTAATCCCTGCTATAGTAAGTATATCTCCATTTATAGGTGTTATATATAATCCTGCTACAACTAATGTTGTACCTGTTTGACTTGCTCCATGAACTTTAGGAGCACCAAATGCAGGAACTGTATTACTATCAAACTTACTATAACCTAATACTTTTCTATAACCACCCTCTACTGAAGGCTCAAAGTTTCTTAATAATCTAGCACTACCAGGTTTTTGTGAACCTTGTTGCAAAGGTGATAAGCTACTTACCAAACCTTCTTTAAACTCGAAAGCATATGTTTCTAATCTATCTGCCATTTATGAAGCCAATCTATAAACGTATGTACTTCTTTGTGATCTTGTTAACATAGTAGATCTAACATATGTGTTTTCATTTATAAGAACAATTCTCATGTTCTTTAGTCCTGCTTCAAACTTTTCTTTTGCTACTAATGCATCTTGTGTATTACCTCGAAACATATAAGCATAATACATAGCACCGTCAAGAATTACATTTCTATATATTTCTGGTACTTTAGGTACGTCTGTCGAGTCAGTCATTTCAACACTAGTTAAATAATATTCATAAACAACTGTATATGCTTGATCGGGTGCAGGTGATAAAACATATTCTAAACCTGGAGCCTTAGATACAAATACAGGAACATTATATAAACTAGTATCTGATGTATATTCTTGTTCAACAAATCTTTCTAAATACTCTTCATATCTTAATACTTTTAATTTTTGAGTTCTATTATTTAAAGTATTACTTTCTTTAATTCTAAAAGTTTCAAAGTCAACTACTGTAGAGTTTGCAGGAAAGCTATATCTACTTACTCCTGCAGATAAAGTATCTTCTTGCTCTACAAAGTTATAAGGCCAGTGTGGGTACTCTTGATCTATTTCTTGTATAGAAGCATTAACACTGTCTTTAACTTGTGAATGAAAACCTGCAGCCGTAGAAAAATTACTAGTTGTAAGTTCTACTTCATTAAGTCTTCTATTAACTTCATTAACAAGTCCTAAATAATTATATGCCATTAAAATTCCTTAATAGGTAAAGTAACAGTTCTTTCTGCTACTGTTCCACTTGTATCTAATATTTGACAATGTAATTTATATTTTGTATTGTTTGTACCTAATCCTAAATTAACAGTAGCTACTGTATTTGTATTAGATACTCCTACTAAATGTAAATTATTTACAATAGTCCCTGTATTAAATTGTGTTTTTACACCAGATGAATTATTAACAAACCATGTAACTGTATCTATAGTAGCTTGACTTCCTAAATATCTAGACCAATCTACACTAAAATCTACAGTTTCATCAGGATCTTTACTAGGCCATTTAAGTGACATATTATGCTACCTTTACTATTCTATCTGAATCTGTACTTCTTCTATGAACATAAACTGTTCTACGTCTTTCGTAATTATCTTTAACAGTATTAAAATTAAATACATTAGTTGTTAAACTTATACTACCTAATCCAGTTGTCCCTTGTGTACCATTTACATTTACTACTTTAGGAACACCTATTGCCTCTGTAGTTATATTAGGAGAACCTACTTGCCCTGTTCCAGATACACCGTCTGGAAACATTGTTAGATTATTAGAAGCAACTCCATATCTATCTGTACCAAATACACCAGTGCCATAAAAAGCACCTGTGTTATTAGATGTAGAAGAAGCCATAGTTAAGCAATCCTAACAATAGCATTTGTTCCATCAGCACTTGGAAAACTTATTACAAAGTTACCTGCAGTTGCAGTTTGATCTGAACTAAAATCTAATACGGCTATTGCATTAGTCGTACTTGAACTACCATCAGTAGTTGTATTATATATCAACCCACCTCTAGCAGTAATACTTGCTCCTGTAAATGTAGCAGTTCCAAAGTTTGTAAAAGCTGTTGTACTATCTGTTGTAGGGTCTACATTTACTAATGCAGTTCCTCCAGAACTATATCCTGCACCTACTACTTCACCTGTAGTAATAAAGTTAGTAGTACCTGCACTTAATGCCGCACCTGCAGAATATAAAGCAATTTTAAAAGTGTGTCCTGCAGAAGAAAAGTCATGCTTACCTTCAAGCAATTCTTTCTTAAAAGAAGTACACATGGCTTGTGAAATTGCCATCTTTAATCCTTTATAAAAAAAATGGGTAGCCCTATCCTTTAGAGCCACCCATGTAGTTTACTCAATTAATAATTAAGCTAATTGGTCACGATCTACTTCGTCTGGCCCTAGATCGTTTGATACGTCTTGCATGACTGCATATACTCTCCATACTCCTGAAGTAGGATATGCACTACCTGCAGTAGGCCCAAGTACTACATCAACTGTATCATCAGCAGATACAACTAATGGAGCATAGGCAGCAGGTATTGCTGTCATGTCACCTGTTGAAGTGCCATCACAGTCAAAATTGTCTGCAAAAGCATCAGGATCTGCACCTGTACCAATGTCTACTTGAAAGTCTCCGTCATTAGGTGTTACCACCTCAAGACCAGCACCCCAAACCATTGTTTTCGCAGGTACATCTATTACTTGAAGAACGTCAGCCGATGCTAATGCAGAACCTTTAGTGGTTGTTGCAGTAGCAAGATTAACGTCAACTTCTACTTTATATGGCTCCTTGCGGATAGCACGACTGGGGTGCGTACCTGCATTGATACCATTTGATACGTCAACTGTAGCCATTTTCTATCTCCTTTAAGCCACGTTAAAGTTAGCAGTAGCAATTGCCTCAGGTCTTAAAATCTTACGACCATAGAGGTGCATACCACGCACGATGTCAGCAAAGCTGTCTGGATCACGATAGCTTTCTGTCTTAGATACTTGCTGTGCTGTTGCTACAGCAGAGCTATGTCCTGCTACAATTACACCAAAGTTAGAACTTTGATTACTTGCACCAGTAGTACCTGAACCTGTACCTACTTGTGGTAAGTTGTTAGATACATAAATTTTAAATCCATGTAAATTATTTACAACTAAACCATTCTGTAGTCCAGATCCACCAAAGTCAGAATTTAACAATCTGCTATCTTCGTCCTTTAATATTTCAATAAACACAGGGTCAACTACTAACCAACGGTCTCCTGTATCAACAAACTGTTGATCTAAGAGTCTGCCCATTCTATTAATAACTTGTAAAGCTGTAGCAGTAGTTGTTGATTGTGAAGTTTGTCCTGGAAGTCTTGGAGCCAAAGGAATAGAGTTACCTGTTCCTGGCGAGCTAATGTTACCAAAGTCTTCTTTAGTCAATTTCATGGTTGTAAGAAGTTCATCATTACCTGCTGTTGAAACAGCATTTGTTCCTGGTGATGTACTTCTAGCTGTATCTGGAGCACCATGTTTAGCTGACTGTTGATAACCTGCTAAATAACCTAAAACGTCCTGATCATATTGATCTCTCAAACGATAAGCAGCACGGTCTGAAGCCAAAGACATAAAGTTTATGTGGCTATGTGCAGCTTCAATATCGTCAATCTTAAATGCATAGTAATTAGATTGATCTACAACAAGTGTAAAATCCTCGTCATCTAAGTCTTGAGCAGTAATTTGAGTACCACGACTATAAGCCTGTACTGAAACTTCTGGTTCTTTGATTATTTTTACTGAATCACCCATGTTTGCAATCTCACCAAAGTAATCACTATTGGTAATATCTTCAACAACAGATGATTTACGGAAAGCAAGTTGTACCTGCTTAGAGTAAATTACAGGGCTAAAATTACCGTTAGGTAAGTTTTGATACCCCGTTGCCTTAGGGAAAGCCATCTTAAATCTCCTTAAAAAATGTATAAGTAATTAAACGCATAACTTACACAATTCCTTTTGGGGCTGTCTTTTATTGGTGCATACTATTTAGCTGTATAGTATGGGCAATTAAGTCTCAGGTAATCCTTAAATTGTTCGTTGCGTTGTCTTTATTTTAGCTATATCCTTGGTATCACAATGTGGGCAAGGTATAACTAGACCTATGTTGACTTACAGTTTTATAGATAAATCCTTGAATGTCAAGTACTATCTAGCAGAACCTGTCAAATCATAGATAAAATTCCCTGATCTCATAGCTGCTATTATAGCATCCTGTTTAGCTTCATATTCAGCAGGTTGCATTTTCTCTACTTCAGATTCTTTAAAAGTACTTCCCTCTGCCATAGCTTCAGGGGATTCTTTAGAAGAAGTCTTAACAGATTTAGCAGCTTCTCTCTGTACTTCTTTACTAGATTTCTTATTACTGCTAATGCCCATATCTGCTTTATATAAGTCAATAGCCCTAGCAGCAGACATAGCATCATGTTCATTTTCATATAAGGCTTTTTGCACCCACTGTGGTTGTGCCTCTACCCAATTATGAAACTGATCCTCATCTCTAATCTGAATAAAGTCAGGATGTTTTTTAAGCAATTCAACTTCTGCTTTTTCTCGCAGTGCATCGTCTTGCATATCATTAATCTTTTTAATCCTGTCTTCTAACTCTTTCGACTGTTCCTGTGATTTCTTGATAGCTATTGTTTCAACTATCTTAGCTACATCAGGATATTCTTTTGCCCATTCATCAAGTTCTTCTTCACTCTTAGGCAATTTAATCTGTTGCTTAGTAGCTGTGTCTAGTTGAGATTTAAGCTCATCAATCTGCTTTTGAAGATCCCCTTCTTTCTTTTGTGCAAATCTTCTTAAATCACCATACCTTTTTTTAAAACTTCTTTCTTCAGCATTTTCAGGTTCAGGTTCTTGTTTTTCTACTACCTCTTCTTCAGTCTGTTGTGCTTTTTGTAACTCTGCTATTTCTTTTTCCTCTTGTTCTATCTTTTCTTTGTTTGTATTTCTTTTTGCAAATCCTGCTACTTTTTGTTTCTGTACTTCCATAGCTTGTGCTTCAGCCATTTTACTTCCTTTCACGTTGGGGCTAACCGTAGCCGTAAGGGGGAGTTAGGTAGCCAATTGTAGATTCATTATTTTAAATGAGGAATCGTTAACTCATTTTATTTATTCGTCTTTTGAAGCTACTACTTTTTTTGCAATAGCTTTAACACCTGTCGTAATTATTTTTTCTTTTACTTTTTTTGCAATAGCTTCTTTTGTAATCTTCTTTCCTACACTGCTACCTATTTTAGATGCAGCACTACTCATTTTACTACTTGCTTTAGCAAAAGCAGCAGGGCCATAAGTAACTGCCGCACCTGCCGCCACAGCATAAGCAAAATTTCTAAAATTTTCATTGCCTGTATCTACATATTGTGGAAATACTACAGCTTGTCCTTTTTCATCAAAGGAAATCATATAATTTGCCATTCCTTCTACAGATGTTGTGTTACCCCACCTTACTGGTGTTCTAGGATCTTTTAATTTTGTACGAATTTTAGCTTTTGTTCTAGCACCATATCCTAAAGGCTGAGTAGTATCTTGTTGTTGATCTATCTCTCCTCCGTATTTACCTTGTACTACCTGCTCACCTGTGTCTTTATTTATTAAAACTCTTTTAGGAGCTTGTGGAATTAACCCAAAAACTTTAGTTTCTTTTATACCAAGACCTAAAGGTGGGCCTTCTATTGTCTTTACATCTTCTGGAAAAACCTCAATAAGTTTAGGTTTTTTTGCAGAATTTACATGACCACTATGCACATTACTTGATTTTGATATGTAATATTTATCGCCTTTTTTAATCAATTCTGATTCAACTTTAGGTTGTTCTATATCCTTATAACCTAATTGCTTTAAGTCTTTTATACCTGCATTAGATAAATCTTTAGCCATATGTTTAAATATAAATTTTTTATCGTCTTGTTTACCTCTATATCTCATGTCTTTATTTTGACTTACTATGGCTTCATTTTGATTTACTATTTGATTATACAAGTTACTTTCAGGACTTGTCGTATCTGAGTTAGAAATAGTCCCTGCTTTTTCCTGTTTACTTTTTTGCATTAAATTAGGATAATTTTTTTGCACTATACTTTCATAAGTAGTTCCTGCACCAAGTTCTTTTTCTACTATTCCTTTAAAAACAGATGAACCTGCAAAGGCTTTATCCATTTGCTCTTTGTTTAATGGATCTAATAATTTAGGTTGTTCTTTTTTTGGTGGAGTAGTTTTAACTTCTTTTTCTTTTTCTGAGGAATCATCTGTAGTTCCAAGTCCACCTGTGTTGAAACCTAGACGTTCCTCACCCGACTTTTTTACAGGGGGTTCCTCCTCTGTTTGTTCCTCTTCTTCAGGTTTGGCCATTCTAGCTTCTCTTTCAATTTCTCCAATAATATCATCAATGTCTGTATCAAATTCTCCCGTATCATCTTCTACTGCTTCCTCCGAGTTACCCATCTGTCCCATCCTATCCATCTTAGCAAGTCCTGATTTAGCTTCTTGCCTTAACTTCATAAGATTATCTAACCCTATAAATCTTACCACATCTGCAGGAAATACAAACTCACCTTCACTTAACTGTGCAGGTATATCATCTCGCACTTCTTCTTGTGTAGAACCTACTGGCACATCATTACCACTTACAGGATCTACTGTGCCACCTTCTTGTAGTAGTCCACCTTCTTGAAAACCATTTGCAAGTTTTCTTCCTACAGAGGACTGCTTATAATTATCTGCAATAAGTCTAGCTTTTTCTGGAGATTCTACTTCGATAATTTGTCCTGCTTCTTCTAACTCATCTACCATAGCTCTTAATGCTTTTCTTCTTTCTTCAGAACCTTCAGGTTTTTCTCTCACTTTATATTTTTCATCTAGGTCTACTAAATAAGTCTTATCCATAGCATCTTTTTTAGCAATAATTGTTGGAAAAACTTTGTTATCAGAAGAAGACATTTTGTGAGTTTTTAATCTTCTTTTTGCACTTTGTTTTCCTATTGCAGTTTCGGGATCTAAAGGGCCGTCATCTAACATAGGATACTTTTCAGGGTTCATCATTCTATCAATAAATAATTTATCTTTATTTGCTGATAAAGTATCATCAATATATTTTATCTGTTCATCAGTTAAGGCAGGTCTTTCTTTCCTTAACATTTTTTTAGTTTGTTGTCGTTCCATTATTTTTTACTTTCTAAAGATGCATTAACTTGATCTCGTAATCCTTTTAAATATTTAATCATCTGTACTGCACCCTGTGCTTTATATATGTCTACAGGATCTGTAGCCTGTTCCATAGTTCTGTGCTGTGCCTCTAGTAATACATCTAAATGTTCTTTAAATGCATTCCAACTGTTAGGTTGATTAACCAGTGCCTTCAGCTTGGGGAGGTACTTGCTCTGTTGGTTGTTGTTGAGGTTGTGGTTGTTGCTCATTTCCCGTAAATCCTTGTTCTCCTGGTACAGGTACTTGACCTACACCTATGTTGCCACCCCCTGTTCCTGCAGTATCAGCCACATTAGGTGGCCCACCTGCTCCCTGAGGTTGTTGCTGTTGTGGTGGTGGGGTAGGGGGTTGTTGTTGTTTCATCAGTTCAGCTTGTCTTGCGGCTTCTTCTAAACTGTTCGTTACCTTCTCAGGATCTAACTCCATCGACTTGGCTATCTCTCTTATAATGTAAGGGAATTTTGCAAACGGCATTAATGCAGGATTACTTGCTACTTGTAAGAACTGCATCAATCTTTGGCTTCGTACTTCGTTAGCCATCAAACTTTCTGTACCTCTAGCTTTTACTTCTAAGTCACCTTTAATATCTGGGTCATAATCAAACTGCATATTAAAACTAAAGAATGCTTCACCAATAGGTCTTAACAAATAATCATCTGTATTTTTAATTACAGTTTTAATAGAACCAGATGCAGCATTCATTAACATACTAATACCACTTGCAGTTCTACCTACACCTGATACACCAGTTTGCCCATGTGCAAATGATGGGAATCCTGTAGATTCATCTGCAAGTACTCTTGCTTTATCAAACAACTGCATATTTTCATTTGATACATTTGGAAACTTAGTTCCAAAAATACCTTGACCTGGAGCACCTCCTTGCCTTCTAAATACTTTTCCAGGATATACAGATAAGTCCTGACCTGGAACAAGATTAGTCTCATCTACTTCAAAGATAAGATTACCAGATAAGACCGCATTATCGACCGCCATACGCATAAAACCATTCATCAAAGTTTGTGTATCGTCCATGTTTTCTGCGATACCGATCCCGAATAAAGAGTAGGGGTTTAGTTCGTAGGGTACAGCATAATACGGAATTTTTGCAGGTTTAAATGGATTTAATACTAATCGTATAATCTTATCATTACAAACCCATATGTTAGCTTGAAGTTGATCTATGTCTTTTAAATCTTCTGGTATATTAACCTCATTTTGTTCTAGTAATTCTTTATCTACTGCTCCCCAAAACTCAAGAACCTCAAATCTATCTACACCTTTGTCAACTTGATAATCACTTAAATCATCTTCCCAATATTTCTTATAGTAAGATTCTCCTAAATTAATTACCTCATCAATTACATTCGTTCTAAAGAAAGGTCTTTTCTTTAATGCTCTCATTTGAGAACGACTTAACTTATGTCTTTCCACAATGTATTCTGCTTCGTCCATATTATCAGCATCAGGATCTGGATAAAAATTCCAAACACTTACATGTGATGTAGATGGTACAGTTTTTATTGTAGGATTATATTCACCATTTTCATCCCAATTAGGATATTCTTTATCTACTGCAAACGGGCCTTTCATTACACCTGTTCCAAACAATGCCATTTCAAATGCTGTAGACCTTAATTTTTTAGATGCACTACTTTCATCAAGCTGATCCATTATTTTCTTTTCCATTCTTTTCGCAGCAACTTGTGCAGGAAAAAATGTTATAGCACTTGGTGTAACTCCTGGGCCTTCTTTCAAGTCGGGCATTTTTGATAGTGACTCTTTCAATGGGCCTAGCCTATCCATTAGAGAATATATAGTAGCCCCAGGTGGTAATCGTTTTCCATCTCCAGAAAATCCATATAAACTTTCCATTGATTTTATCAAAGGCATTACTTTAGGATCATTAACTTCTTTAGGTGCTTTCGGATCAAAGTGTACTGCATCTGCTACACCTTCTGGAAGAACACTAGGTTCTATACTTATTGGAAATGTATTGTTAGAAAACAACACATCTGTTATTTGATTGTAAGCTGCTAAAACTTTTGTCTTAGTTACCTTAATAAACACACGGCTTTTTTCTGTTTCAGTAAACTGAACATCTGGCCCATAGATACCTCTATAATTTCTGTATGCTCTTAACCATCTTTCTTCATCTATTCTTCTAGAATCTTCTGCTTTAGTGTATCTCTCCATTACATAAGTAATCATTGAGTCAACTACTTTTTCTTCTTGGAATGCATCCTTTTCTTTATCATCTAAAGCAAACTGTTTATCTTCTGTATATTCTTCCATTGTTTTCCTCAATATCCCATTACAGGGTCTGATGGTGTAAAGCTAGATTCTTTTGCTACTGTAGGGTCATAGTCAAACAAGTTAGATCTAGGTCTACTCATTACTCCATATCTTAAAGCATCATATAAATGATCCTCTGATTTAGTATCTATATCCTCTGGATTTCTTTTATCCAATGGTATAATAGGTAACTGTGCAATTAAATTCGTACAGTTACTAGTTATAACCAATCTTGGCTCTTCTGTAAACTCATCTACTTGCAATCTACTGTGTATCTCGTTTTTACCTGCTACACGACTACCACCACTTCTATCTGATGGTCTCCATCTACACCCCTCCATAATCATAGTCTCTGCAAGTGATGGCCCTGTATCTCCTCTTTTATGCCAACATGATGAATCCAGTATTCCACAACGTATTGTTCCATCATCTTCTTCTGCATCTAGTATCATATGTGCTAAATCTTTAGCTAACACTTTTCTTACATACAATTCTCTATAAACAATCAACTGCTCTGATGGTGATACCGTAAACCATACTACGGCAGAGAAACTTCCATATCCATAATCACATGCTCTAAACTTTACCCAGTTTCTAGGTACATCAAACTGGTCTACTACATGTATCTCTCTGTTAAATTCTGGAAATGCCGCACCTTCTGCTACATCCCAGTTCCCTTCTAACAATTGTCTTCTTTGATTCTCTGGTAAAGACAAAAGCATTGTCTCATAATCGCCTTGCTCTGCAAGAAATGGGTTATCCTGCAACGATGCAGGTATAAACCTTCTCTTAAACAGGGGTTCACCCTCTTTACTATGTCCCTTAGGGTACGTTAAAGGTTCACTTGTCTCTATATTAGTAGCCCAAAACGAATCTCCTGCAGGTGCAGGGTCAATAAACATTTTTTTTACCCATGCATGACCTGGGCCACCTGGGTTTGTTGTTGCTCTAGCATAAATAGGCAAGTCTTTTGCGGTACTTCGTAGTCGGGATCTCATATAATCCCATGCAAAAGGTGTTGCCCACTGCGTTAATTCGTCAAAGCCTACCCAACTAAATGCTAAACCCTGATACCTTAGTACATCTTCGTCCCTATCTAGGTAAGAAAACCATAATCTAGCCCCATTTGGTGCTACCCATTGCATTTTTCTTTCTGACCACTTAATGCCTGGGTATATCTGGGGGTACATTTCCTGACTTTTCCAGATGAGTTCTCTTAATTCCTCTGTAGTATGTCGCAATAGCAACCCACTAAACTGTGGATGCCCCATATATCGTAGTGGATCTGCTAACATAGCATATGATTTACCACCACCTGCTGCACCACCGTACAAAACTTCTCTTTCACTCGATGCCAAGAACTTTGTCTGTGGCCCTTCATTAGGTTTGAATACTACATTCTGTTCTTCTAAGCTAATACTATCACTAGCAGACTCTTCTTGCACTATCAGCTTGGGCTTCAAGTCTTTTTTCTTCTTTATAGCCTCTGGTTTTTTCGATTTTCTCCGCAACTTGTATTGCTTTTTCGAGCCTTCTGGCCCACTCCCTAAGTGTTTTAACTTTGCTGTTTCTTTTTCCTTCATCTTTTACTCTTTTTAACAATCCTGCGTGAGATATATATCTGCCTGTAGTTTTCGTTAACCAATGTGCTACTTTTCTAGAAGAATACTGCTTTAAATATTTTTTTGCCTGTTCCAATGCTTTTAACTCCTCTGGTATTGGGTCAAGTATATCAGGGTCTTCTGATACTTTGTACCCAAAAGGTACACACTTTACCCGTTTAGATAGAAAAGGTATTGATACATATTCTTCGTTATCTGGTTGTGGTAATATCCATGCTCCTAAATCTGGTAACTTATCCTTCATATTTTCTACAAAAATTACAAATTAACTTTGTTAATTATTCTCTTTTGGAGGTAAAACCATCAAACCATTTGGTGCTTCTACCTGTATCTTGTCTGTTTTAGCTAATCCGATACGATCTAATAAATCTTTAGATGCACTCAGCTTTTCTTTCATGCCTAGCTCCGTAGGGTCAACCATGCCACTTACAAGTGACATAGCTGCCCGTGGGCCATTTCTAGCCATAAACAACTGAGTTACTTCTACAATTTCTTCTTTCAGTGCTTTTACGATTTCGGTTGTAGAGTTACTGTCTGCATATCCTGCTAACTTCTTTGCAGTCAATACATCTCCATTAGCCTCATCAAATAAAACATCTAAAAATTTTTGTTGCTTCTCAGTTAATTTTCTAGCCATTACTTTAACCTACTTTCCTGTAGCTTCTTGTTTTTTTGGCAATCCGTTTGGGTTGAGCCACAAATTGCTTACCCATTTTCCTGCCTTTGCGTTTAGCTCTAGTAGTTGCTCGATACTCTGAGTCTGATAGTGAAGCAATTGCTTTGCTTGGGAGATACCTTTCTCCTGTAGCTCTACTGCCTTGTGTACTAGGTTTTCCACTTTTAGTCCTCCATTTTTGTTTAGTCCATGATTTTAAACTCTTTTGAGATTTAGCTAGTGCCATCGTTATGCTTTCTTTCTTTTTTTAGTTTTCTCTTTCATTGCATTAATGAATTTTCTATACACTGCAGCAGCTCCTGCTTTCTTTGCTACCCTAGCCCTCTGTTCCATTGCTATTGCTGCTTGTATTTTATGTGCATGACTCTTGCCACTCTTTTTAATAATCTCAACACTTCTTTTTGCATCTTCTACGGTAGCAAACTTTAATCCTTTAATTGTTCCCTTTGGATTCTCATCTGTATATAAATCAGAATGTTTTTTAGAACCTACAGGTTGTCCTTTTTTACGAGATATTCTAGGCTTGGATATCAACTTTTGTACCCACCACCTGCTTTTTTATAGGCTGATGCAACCATCTGGGCTTTTCTCGCAGACCATTGTCCAGGTGCTCCACCTTTTCCACCTGCCTTAATACGGTTGAATATACTTTTGCGTAAACTTGGTTTGGTGTAATTACCTGCAGCATTTACAGTGCTCTTTTTCTTTTTTTGTACAGCCATTAATCATCTCCTTCCCTATTCATCATCCAAAATGCAAAACCTATAGCACCTACTATCCATAAAAATAAAATTAAATCCATTATCATCTCACAGGGTCAAAAAATTCTTCTACAGATACAGTAACATCAAAGTTACCTGTACTGTCCGTATAACAAACTAACTTATCTGCCTGATGTAAATTTAATCTAACACCGCCCATAAGTTGTTGTATTGAGTTATTTGTCATTGCTAATTTATTCACAATAGTATGATATGTAGTATCTTCATTATGGTAAAACTGAATGTATATATGTGTATTATTAGCATTGCCAGAACTAATTAATAAAAAATCTACAAGAGCACTATGGTTATTCGGCACTGTATATAATACATCTCCACTAGCACTTCCAGATGTGGCTGTTATATTTTTCGATTCAGTTACAAACTTACTGGCACTGTTGTTGATTAATGGCATTTATGCTTTTCTTGGTTTAGTTTTTTTCTTAGGCTTTACCTCACCTACAGCTAATAATATAGCTATCTGCCTCGATTTACTTTTTTTTTAGGTGTACCACCATTTTTCATCTTAGTCATAGGAGGCATCATAGTAGGTACAACTGTACCTGTTCTGGTCTTTTTATTCTTAGGTGCAACCATAGCTGTACCCATTCCACCCATAGCATATGATTTCTTTTTCATACTAGCACCACCTGCGGCATATGCTTTTTTCTTCATGGCTCCACCACCTGCCATCATTTTCTTTTTCATACTAGCACCACCTTTAGCCATCTTACCTTTGCCGTCCATAGCAAATGCAGGAACCATCTTTCCTGTCTTAGGATCTTTAGCCATTGGCATTTTAGCAGCTCCTCCTGCAGCATAGGCTTTCTTTTTCATTCCTGCACCACCACCTGCCATCATCTTTTTCTTCATTGTGCCACCTGCAGCATAGGCTTTTTTCTTCATCATTTCTTATTCTCCGAATATAAATTATTAAATGTTACTTCTGGATCTGTATAACTATCATCTTGTTCTGCACAATGTATATGTTGGCTAGGTCTAAAGTCTGGAGCACCTTCGCCAGTTACCCAGTATGCAGGGCTAGTAACTCTTACTCTGTTATTTGGTAAGGCTACAACATTACCTTTCCATTGCCCTTCAGTCAGTATCATTACATGCGATTGCTTGTGTTGTGCAGGGTCATCTGCCACTTCACTTTCTGTATAATCCACCGTAAACAAGTATCGTGATTTGTAAAAGTCACCATCTATCTTACATATCCACGGGCTAGGATTACATCTCGCATATCGGATAATACTATGATGATGCGATGGTACGTCCCAAGGTTGTGCTAAATGGGTAGGCATTCTTTCAGGCCACTCATCTAGTTCTATGTCACCTACCAAACTAGGCAATGGCATTCTAGCCCACATAGCACCACCATGTACATTCTCTTGTGAACCATCGTCAGCTTCACACCCTGTAAATATCACTTGAAAACTTAGACACCTGTCTGGCATTGTTGTTACAGCTATTGCCATAGCATGGATAAACTCTCCATGATAATTCTGATGTCCATTCGTAAACTCTTTTCGTACCCAACATTTAAAGTACGGTATATTACTCGTTAAGTAAGCCACTATTTATTTGATGCTCCTCTTTTAAAATATTTATCTGCTTTTACAAGCCCACCAGATTCAAAGTTTCGTCCCATTCTTATACCCATCATTGAAGGGTCATATGGTCTTTTTCTTTTTTTTCTATCTGTTTTAACATTACCTCTTTCAGTTAATACTTTACCACCACTGCCAGTTCTTACATTGCTAGAATCATCTTTATCTTTATCTGTATCTTTAGATTTAGATTTAGATTTTCTAGATGAACTCTTGGCATCAATGTCTTGAAAATAACTAGGTCTTTTAGCTTTGGCTAAAGCATCTCTATTACTTCCAGAACCTGTACCTCTTGACCTGTAATCTGAACTTGCTCTGCTGTAGTCAGAACTGTTATCTATTTTTCTTTCTTTGCGAGTAACACCTCTTTCAGGTTTATCAGCTTTTGTAGGCTTTGTTTCATCTTGTAAAAGCAAAGCTCCTATTGATCCTACGGTAGTAGCAGC